TCTTCAAAAGGCAAGGGCGGTATTTCTTCATCTGCCGCGTCCAGTTTGCGTGAAGCATGATCCATTCCAAGCAGTAAAGCGGTAGTGATAAGTATTTGCGTTTCTCGTACAAAATCAGGATCGATATCCGGCAGATACGGTTCATCAAGCTGCTCTTTTGACGGCGGAGTATCTGTTTTGGAAAGGCTGTTTAAATAATTTGTGAGAGTGTTAGAAATTCGCTTACTTATACGTTTTTGCGCGGCATTGGCAAGTCCGTCCAGTTCGGCAAGTCGCGAGTGTTCAAGCGCTACAAAATCCGTATCAGCGGTTTTGGCGGCAGGGCTTTTTTTTTACCGTCCGCTGACTTGTTTGAATCCGACAGGGAAAGGCTTGTTGGAGTTTCTTTTATGAAAGTATCCTCTTCATCGCGCGGTTTCGGTAAACCGTAGCGGTCGTACATGGCGTCACGGGAAACGGCAATGCCGTGTTCTATTGCTTTCATAACCTGATCAAAACTGGCTTTACGTTCGGTGTCCACCTCGGCAAGCGGCGGGACCACATTACCAAAACCGTTTATTTCTACCGCCCAATTGATAATTCTCTGTATGAGCGCCTGTCCTTCAAGAGCGATGCCTTTTGCGTCCTCGTAAAATAGATCGGCTTGCACTTCGCCCAGGGCAAGACTGCCGCCTTCGGTTTTGCTTGTCGCAATGGTTTGTCCCGTAAGTCCGTAACTTATTTGTGTATCACAAGCGTCTACGAGCGAAGCGAAGCCCTCAAGATCGCCTGACATACCGACTTCCGTAATTGAGTCTACATTTCCAACCGCCGCAGCGGAGCCTGAAGTAATGGAAAGAAGTTGTTCCGCTATGAGTTGGGCTGTCTCTCGGGTTTTTTTATCATCTCCGTCGCCTTTAAAAATTGCCAGAATGGTTTTGACTGAAAATTTCTCGGTTGCCTGTAACCAGAATTCATAACCTGCTTTTTTGAACATATACGGCCAATAAACACACTTCAAAACACTCGTACCGTAAGGGTTCTCGTCATCGGTGTCATGGTGATATTCCAGCCATTTGTATGGCTGCTCAAGCGGCTTATGCGTACCGAACTCGTTAAGATACAATTTCCAGTTACGGTCAAAAACAAACCGTTCCGGCTTGCGGGTAATGATGTTGTCAGGAATGTACATACCGTCCTCTAAACGCCAAACCAATTCGGAAACCGAAAAGCCGTAATCAAGGCCGGAGTACACCCGTTTTAGCTTCTGGTAAGTTTTTCCCCAAAGAGCGAAACCCTTTATAAAGGCAAAAACATTATCAGGGCAGCCTTCCGGCTGTGTGATGTGTATTGGAAAATTGAGCGCAGCCGTTTTGAGTTTGTTGAGCAGGGACTTGATTCGTGGATCGGCGCGCATTTGCCGGTAGGTGTCATACGATGAAAGCGTGCCGGGAACGATGTCATCGGGATTCGGCATATAGTTGAGAAAACTCCCAAGCGTATTGTCGGTGATGAGCTGTGTGGTTAAAGTTTTGGTGTCAGGTTTTTTCATTTTCTTTTGTCTCCTTACTATTTACTGATATACTTCCGTCCATAAGTCCGGGAAGCATTGCGTCTCTTAATTCTGCAAGATATTCATTTTCTCTTTCATTCAGATAATATATATGCTGCTGGAACTGCGGTAAAAGCAACATGAACAAATGCGATATATCGTCTTTGTCCAGTTGCTCCACTTTAATTTTGCTCTTGTTTTTTGTAAGCGTTATATACTTTTCCCTTTCAAACTCCAATCCCATGTTTTTATATACCGCTTGGCTATTCATGGTATCGGTTATTTTATTGCCGTTTTCCAAATCCTCCGCAAGAATATCAAGCCCCATTCTTTTTGCAAGATTTTCATTTATGGTGAGCTTCAATCTGTTCTTATCTTTCCTACAGCGGTTTATGTCATTAGCGATTTCTTTGAACGGTCTGTGCGCCTCCCTGCGCTCTACCATTTCGATATAATTACACGGTCTTAAACTGTACTCTTTTTCTTTTATCTGTATAGCGTGAACGGTAGCATAGAATTCTAATTCCCGCTCTTTTTCGGATATTGATTTCAGTATTTTGTCGATATGCTCCTGCGTGAATATATTTATTTCTTTTTCATAAACGCGCTGGTAGTGTACGTCATCTTCCCCCCGCTGTTTCCTTGTTTCCGTCCCGTGATAATTCCGGCAGTCGATAAAAACTATCTTTTCATTCTTTACGGTTTTATCAAATACCATTATACAAGTACCAATACTGGTACTTTCAAACATTCTATCGGGGAGTAGGATAACAGCGGATATTAAGCCATTTTCAATTAAGTTTTTCCGTATCTCTTGTTCGTCTTCCAATACGCTGGTTGGGAGTATGAAAGCGGCTTTGTTTTTAACCTTGCCCAAAACATGAAGAATAAAGGCATAGTTGGCGTTATTCTTTGAAGGTATGCCAAATTCGGAAAACCTGTCATCAAACAGCGTCCCGGTCGGAGCGTTCCACGGTATATTATAAGGCGGATTAGATATGCCGTAATCGGCGGTCAATTCGATTTCTTTTACTTCATTGACCGTACAATAATTGTCGCCTTTTGTTAATTGAAATATCCTATACCTTTTTTGCTCCAATGCGTTGCCGTGAATGACAAATCCTTCAATGTTTCTTACGGCGAGATTAAATAATAAAAACGGAATTATTCTTTCGTCTAATTCCTCACAAATAAACTTATTATTTTTATTCTTTAACCAGCGTTGGATTGTCAAAGCCCCCGAACCGGCGCAACAGTCGTATATAACGCCGTTTTCATTGTTTCCGATAACAGCGGATAACAATTCGCCCAGACAAGCCGGAGTAAAATCCTGTTTTTTTTCTTTTCTCTCTGCTTCATAGAATTGCCATATTTTCTGTAAATAATCGATCTCAAAGTCAGGGCATAACGGAAAGTATTTTTCAAAAGCGACAGTTTGACCGCCTATCATGTTGTCAAAAAGTTTTTCTGAAAATTCTGCTACATCTTCAGCTTCAAAAACGGATAGTATGTTGTTGTATAGCTCTTTTAATTCCATCACCACCTCCGTACCATGTCAATAATTCTCCGCGCCGCCGTGTTGGTCGTGATTTTCACCTGTTCCACTACCGGCATCCCACCGCCGGAAGGTATAACTTTGACAGCCAGATACAGGCCGTCCATTTGATCGTCAAACTTCCACTTTGGAAAATTAACCAGCTCGTCAATCATTTCAGTTGCGCCCTCGGCGGGAAAACGGATAATGCCGTTCTCAATCAAAGGAGAGAGAAACCGGGCTTTCGCGTCTTTCGATAATGAGTTTGACAGTTTTTTAATGGGCAGATACACGTTTTCTTCTGCCGCCATTTTTTGCACATAATTTCCGTAGATGCCGGAAAAAACCACGTCTTCCCATGCGATGAGTACAAAACCGTACAGCCGGTGCGTGATCATAAGTTGTCTGACGGTCGCAGTTTCGCTGCACACTTTCGCCCAGGGCGGTAGCACGTAAATAATGCCGGTTTTTTTATGTACGGCAATTGGAATTTCCGCCGTGCGGTCGTGTTTGCCGGTCGCCGGGTCTACGCCGCATAAAAAGATCAGTTCGTTAGCAGGAGGCAGTTCGCGGTACTCGTGGGCTTTTATCCATGAGCGCTGGATAATCCGCTGCTCGTCAGATAACGGCTCGTTGTTCCACTCGGTTGAGAAACTGTCAAAGCCAAGCTGCTCGCGCTTTTCATCCAGCGCCTCTGCGGACCAGTATTCCGGCCAGAGCGGAGAGCCGTCAGGACGGAAGCAGGAGAGCCGCACGGCGATCCACCGCTTGAGCGTTCCGGCCTCCACCTCTTCAATGAGCCGTGAAATAGGATCGTCTGAATGAAAAATTGTATTTACCCAAATAATAAAAGCGGTCTTGCCAAGGTTGAACACCACGCGCTTGAGCCAGCGTGAAATTTTATCTCGCTGTGACGGTGAGTCTACAGCGTCATCTTTAAGCACATCGTCAAGAATGATAAGGTCGGGGCGGTACTGGCGGAACCGTGTGCCGCGCATGGAAGCCCCGGAGCCTTTGGCTTGTATACATGTCCCGTTTTTAAGTTCGATGCGGTCATCGCGCCAGATGTCGCCTTTCAGTTCTCCAAAATCCTCAAGAATAAGCTCGTTTTCCTCAAGCTCAATCTTTATATTGATGAGGTTCTCGCGGGCGGCGTCGCCTGACGCTCCGATAAGAAGGGCATAACGGTTTTTTTTAGTAATGATGCCCCATAAAACATAAGCGAATGACCATCGGACCGTCTTGCCGTGTTCGCGTGGTTCGACAAACATCGCGCCGGCAAGCTTTTCCGTCGGCTTTAAAAGGCTGTGATAACGCTCGTTAATAAACGGTTTAAGGCTGTTCGAAACGGCTTTTGAAAGTGAGCGCGTGTCCGCTACATCGTATAAAATCTTTTGATAATTGGCGGGATCGGTAAAGAAATAATCCGGCAGGTAGTATTCACAGAAAAATCCGAAATCTTTCCGGGCGCGGCTGACGCGTTTTTTACATTCAAGAGAAGATCGGTCATCGCCTACCAGTTCGGAAAGTAAATCGCCCATTACGCCACCTTCGCGTTGTCAACGATTTTGCAGAGCCTTTCCAGCAGATCGGGATCATGCTTAATGGCGTTTTGAAGTTCTGTTTTTATTTTTTCCTTCGCTTTGTCCAGGGCCTTAATCGCCTGGGTGCGGAATTGCGAAAGTTTTGCCTGCGCCATAGTAAGCTTCGCGGTCGCGTGAATCATTTCGGCGGGGTCCTCGAAGTTGATGCTCTCAATGTTGCGCAGTTCTTTTGCGATAAGCTGTGAGAGATACATCAGCATCGCTTCGGATTGTTCGGTGCCGGGATTGTCTTTAAATATCTCCGCCATCTGTTTGGATATTTCAAGGCTCTTGCGGACATCGGCGATTTCATCTTCATATTTGCGGACGGCGTGGCGTACCGCTTCGCGGCTTACCGTTAGTTTTAACCCATTTTGTTTTAAGTAATCGTTTACCTTTTCGGTCACGTAGACGATTGTATTTTTACCGCCGTCCCAATGCGTGGCGATAATTTCTTTTAAGCCGTGCTGATCCGCTTTGCTTTTCTGTCCCATGATTACCCCCGTTGAATGAGGATGCCGGGATCGGCGTCGATGTTCCCTTCCAAAAGATCAATGCCCTTTGGGGTGAGTTTGTACCACTTAATTGCCTCATGGGGTAAAAAAGAATGGGGATGTTCTCTTTTAAGGACGTATTCTTTATCCACAAGATATTCCAGAGACGCGGAAATTTCTTCCGTTTTGTGATACTGGAAAAGAATGCTCACCATAGTTTTATGATCCACACCATCCGGATAGATTTTTCGCAGTATGTCCAGAATTTTACCGCGCAAGATGTTGTCCTTATTCATTTTTCCCCCGACTAAGCAGATTTATAATATTTTGAGAAAATACCATAAATTGATTTGTTATTTGATCTGAAAGGCGGTTAATTTCGCTCTTCCACCCCGACAGCTCCCTGAAGAAAAAATCATTTTTTACATAATCTTTCTCGACTATTGAAAGCCGTTCCCCAAAAGCGTTCAAAGATTTATTTATATATTCGCGTAGTTCAGCCGCGCTTTTATCGTCCTTCTCCGAATGCGCGTCGATTTTTTTGATTAAAAATATTACGACATAAATAAGCACGGAGGAGATCGCCGTTGGGCCCCAAGATTGTATAATTTTGAATAACGCCGCCCATTCCATACTTACCTCGCAAACAGGCTATGCGTCAAAAAGCCAATGACAAATGAAGCACCGGAAACCGGCCAGAAAAATTTGTTTTTTAGGCGTTCCCTTTCAAATTCCTCTTTCAAAGCGGATTCCCTTATCCTTAACGCCGCTATTTCCGGCGCGTATTGCAGCATGGCGGCTTTGTAGCCTTCTGCGTATGCCTCACGGACGGAGTTGTCAATTTCCGTCTCCGCCGCTTCCATCAGTTCCAGAACCAGCGATCCCGGATAAAATTGTTCCGGCTCGATCCCGTAATCGTTGTTTTGCGCGTTCGGCGATTCCGTCAGCGTTTGCGCGTAACTGATCAGCGTTAGCAGCGGCAGAAACAAGATCGCAAGCAGGAGTGTTCTCAATCTCAAGTTTCACCTCCTCAGGTGTTTTAATAACCGCCGGCGCGGCCTTTCTTGCGGACAGCCCGCGCAGGAGCCATCCGGCAAGAAACGCCAACGCCGCGCCGATGGCGGCGATGGCGGTTTTTAACTTTTTCATTTTGCCGCTTCAGCGGAGCCGAGGGCGGTTATTATCTTTTTCAAAATCGCCTCGTAAGCGAATGATGAAATAGCGAAAATTACCGCCCACCAAAACCAAAGTTGGTTTTGTTCCGCAAAGAATTTTCCAAGGCCAAGCAGGTACGCCACGCCGCCGGATAAAACGGCGGGTATCCAAACCCGATAGCCTTTAAGCCAGTTCTTTACGTCCAATTTTTTGATGACTTCCGTGATAAGAATCACCGCGACGATGGCGATCACTATGAACGCCGGTAAAATGTTGTTAAGGTTTAACATATATCCTCCTTCCGGGACGCGCCCGGTTTATTGACGTTTTCTGAAGAAACCCAAGACGTCATCATAGTTGTGGGTGTTGACGGACACTTTGAGCGGCGGCTTCCAGTTCGATTCAAGGCACTCCATTGAGAGAACGCTTTGCTTTTTTCCGTAGACAATGCCGATATGGCCATATCCGCCGCCCTTATTGGTATTCCAGATACAGATGTCGCCTTCCTGCGGAATGAAGGCGGGGGTATTGGGGTACTTATCCCAATACTCGCGCATGGCCTTGTCGTTTTCGTACTGCGTCCAGAAATTGGCGGCCTTCGCCTGATATACCGGCAGCCAGTCGGGTACGTCGTAATAATCCCTGAGGCAGAAGCGGATAAACTGAACGCATTGCCCCTGGAGTTTATGCGGATCGGGCACCGGGTACGGGACGGTTTTGTTCAGCCATTTTTCCGCAATTTCCTGTAACGTCTTGTATTTCATGTTTTAAAGATATTGAAGGAAGGAAGGAATTACTCTAAATGGGATAAAAGGGGTTAATCTATTCTTGATTTGTCAGCCTTTCACGAATAAAGAATATTACAGTCTGTCTATGCACGCCGAACCGTTTCCCTATTTCGACGTTATTTTTTATCCTGTAATTCAAAAAGTTCTTTTATAAGCCTCTCTTCCAAACACTTCATTAGCGAATTATTAGTAACGGTTTCGTAGATTATTATTTTATTTCGCTCTAGTTGTCTCTTAATTTCTTCGAGACTGCCTTGTATGCCTTTAATTTTTTCTTTCTTTGTCATTATAATTACCCTCCCTCCGATCCTTATACTCATCACACGGTTTATATCCGCGCATGCCCAAACCCACGCCATAAAAATCACATAAAGCAACCTGAAACAAAACAGCCATAGTAATGTCAAGATGAACGCATGTCGTGCAATCTTTTGTTGTCTTAAACGCCATAATTTACCACCTTCAAATTAAACCGCCTTGCCTATTGGCATATCAATGTATGTCATTTAACCGCCCCAGTCGGGTGAAACAACTGCCACGGCTCGACGCCTAACACGTAGGCGATTAAAACCCACGACTTGCCTCCAACAAAATGCTTTCCGTTTTCAAAATCGCTTATCGCGGCAGGTGATATTCCGGTTTCTTTTGACAGCTTTTCCTGCGTATAGCCTTTTTTCTTGCGGTAACGTCTAATGTTTATTCCCTGCAACGTATTAAGTTCTTGTACCGTCATTTGTTCCTCATGTTTGACAATTCTATTTTTAACGCTTCTTTTATCTGCGTATATTCACTTATCTTTTTTTCAATCTTTTTTATTTCGACGCGAAATTCCCTTATTTCTCTGCAGAGAATCGAAATCTCCCTTTTTGCCTTTTCGGTATTTTTCGCTTGTATAGTTTCTTTATAGTCTTCTTTGACTACCGCTTGCGCGTTAAATTTTGCCATCATTCCCTCCTTTCTGAAGTGTCGGGATCAAAACCCGCCTTTATCATCATTTCGCGTAACGCCAGAATTACTTTGTATTAAGTTCTTGTACCGTCATTTGATGGTTATCTCCTCTATTTCGCTAAATTCCACATATCCTTTATGCGGCGGTATTTTTTCCGTGGCGTAAACTATTTCCACGCCCGCTTCGCCTATTACTACGTCCTTGAAAGGATACCCTTCTTCTTTTTCGCCGCTTTTATAAGTTATGGTTATTTCCCTATTCATTATTTTTATCCCTCCTTTCACCACCCCGCGAACAAATCCAACTGCCCTACAGGTTTGAGTTTATAGAGCAAAACTTCTGCAGGTCGGTTTTGGCGACGCACCAGTTGCCTTCGTCGTCCTTCCACGCCGGAAGTTTCCCCGTTACGATCTGGCGGTATACGGTCAGGTATGCAACCGAAAAGAAATCCGAAATCTCCCGGATAGATAAAATAGCCGGAAGTTCTTCTATCGTTTCTTTCGCGGAATCGCTTATCATATTCAACCACCGCTTGCGGTAACAGCCGCCACACGTTGCCTATTTTGAAGGCCTCGATTTCCCCCATCGTCAGGAGGTAGTACACCTGATGTGGCTCCATGCGCAGAATTCCCGCCGCCTCCTTTACCGTTATCAGCATAATGTTCCTCCCTGTCGGGGTTGTACCCGGCCTTCCAGCAGATGTCGCGTAATGCGAGTATGAGCGCCGTCGCCGCGTGCCTTGATAAAAAAGAAACGTCATCGACCTTGCCGACGCGCTTCACCATGCGCCGCAGGCTCTTTTCGTCTTTTACGCGGCTCGCCAACGCCCAAAGCCCTTTGATGTAATACTCCTGCTTGGGGCTTATCATCATGGGGTTGCCTGAAACAGCGCCCCTGCGTTTGTTTGTCCCGTGGCCCGAAGGCAGAAAACCAAGCCGCATGAAGGCGCCCATCACCGTGGAAAATTGCAAATCGGTTTCTATATCCTTCGCGCTTGAAACTCCGGCGCCGGAAAGAACGGCGCGGTACGCTTCGTCATCAAGGCCGAGTTGTTTTTTCGCGAGGTGGATTATCGCGAGCCATTTTCTGTTTTGCATTAATCAACTCCTAAATAAAAGTGCAATTATCAACATAATAAGGACAGCGATAGCTCCTCCGATATACATTTCTTGCATAAATACCCTCCCTTCAAATTTCAGGTTGTCAACCGTTTTCGTGTTCCCTTCTTTCCTGTTCAAGTTTAAGCGCGTATAGTTCATCAACAATTTCCAGCCATTCGTCTGGCGGTATATAAAAAGTGCAATTTTTATAACAATAATCTTTACCGCACTTCTTACATGCTACTAACATAGTTTCGATGTTTTTTAATCCCAGTATGCTCGTTCTCATGTTTTCTCCCACTATTTAATTTTATCAAGTAACGCGATTACTCCTTTTGGACCCATATTTTTCAACAATCGAGTCATTTTTTTAAAGGCTTTTGACATACAGCTTGTTGAACAGTATTTCACGACTAGTTCCCCCTGCGTATAAACGGAGGCACTTTCTTTTTTGTTAAGTTCTTTTCCGCAGTAACTACAGGTCATATTCCGCTCCTTAAAAAACGCCCCCGGACGGCACGCCTCGGACTAAAGTCCGCGCCCCGTCCGGATTCGTCCGTTATGCGCTCTTTTTCGCCAGTTCCTGATTAACCAGATCCCGTTTTGTTTCCACGAAGAAGTCCTCTTTTTGCTTTCTTGCGGCCCCGACTTTTTCAAGCGTCTCGTCGTCAAGGGAGAGCATGGCCTCCTTGTCCGGTTCGATCTTCGTGCGGATGAATTTCTTGAGGCCGAATTTCTGCAGCAGTTCCGCGGTCTCTTTTGACGTGGTTACCGAGTCCGGGGCTTTCCTGAAGCCGAATTTTCCGAAGGCCCGTTCAAGGCTCTTGTTGTCCTTGAACAGTTCACCGCGGAAATACCGGGCGTAGGCCTCCATCGCCTTCACGCAGCTTTTATACCGGTCCCGCAGGGGTTTGCCTTCCGCGGCGGCCGTTTCCTTCAGCTTGGAAATTTGCTCGTCCGCTTCATTATCGATGGCCTCTATTTGGGCCTCGATCTCGCACATCTCCTTGAGGACAAAGTCCGCCTCCTCAAGGGATTTGATCGTCATCTCATTGCTTTTTGTTCTTGCCATAATCCTCTCCTGTTAAATATTTTTCGCCCAACGTCCAGCCTTTTTTCCGCGCGTACAGATTAAGGTCCGTTTGGGCATCATCGAAATTGTTCCGCACCGGTAGAAATTTCGTCTTTACCCGGTGGAGTCCCCCGCTCGCGCTGCGCCTGAAGGACATGTAATGCCGTTTTCCTAATCCGGAATCAACAAAAACTTCCTCGCCGTTCTCGTCATGCCAAATGTTTACAAAACCGCAGGCTGTCTGTTTGGGATGAGGAGAGCCTTTAATTCCGGGGCAATAGATTGATTTCTCTTCTTTATAGGTGTTAGGACACATACAACAGCGTTGTTCCCTCATGCCACGCCCTCTTCACTGTTTGAAACCGCGAGCGTCGCGGGTACGATTAAAAGCGCGTCACGCAGAATCTGCCGCAATTTTTTCGCCTCAAAAATGATCTGCTGGCATTTCTTCGGCGCGTTCTCGGTCGGGTAAGAGAACACCCCGTCAGCGGCCAAATTTTCAATCGCCTGTATTTCCGCCTCAATCTTCTCATATCCGTCCTTCGCCAATTCCATTTTGAACGTTACTTCCGACATGACTGCGCCTCCTCCTGTTCCAACGCGGCGAGGTAATCCTCTATAGCCGCCTGGGTTTTTTGCGACATGGCCTTGTACGCCTGACGCAACAGCGGGTTCTGCGGAATGTCTTCGCTGAAATTCGCGAACCGCTTGCTCGTAAGGCTTCCGTCGCCCGTGCGCCTTACCACGATGATCTCCGACACCAGATCCCCAACCGTCCTGTAGTTTTGCAGGGAGCGGTTCGCCACCGCCGGAACCGCAAACAACTCCCCGAAGTCAAGTTTTAACTGGCCGGGATCGCCGCCCAGGTCGATGCGGTTGTAGCCGTCTTCCCCGGCAGGGGGCGGCGGGGCGATCAACTTGAACACCTCACGCATCGTCAGGCCTTTAAGCGCGTCGGGGTTGTTTTCAAAGTGTTTGAAAATTTTAAGGGCGGGAATAATTTTACGTTCTGGAATTCCATACGCTTTTGATATGGCGTTGGCCGTAGGAACCGCGTTAAGCGGATAACGCTTGACTATGGCCGCGGTGAGTATGTTTCCCGCGTCATAATAAAGTCTTGCGGTGTTGGTCAGCATTTTAGTTACCGCCTTCTCGTTTTCCTCTATCTGCGCGAACAGGGATTTAACTTTATTCGCGCCCCTTACGCCCAACAGGCCGGATAACTCCGTCCGCTTTGACTCTTTTCGGGCTTTAGCCCTGGCTTTATTGCCGAACCTGTCACTCATGCCGCCTGCCCTCCCCTCCGCATAATGAGCGAAGCGGCGGATTCCACTATGTCAACGTCCGGCTCCGCGACTTTGTTAATCGCCATCGTCTGCTGCATGCGCTCGATGATCTTCGTGAACTGCCGCACGTCGGATTTTGACACGCTGTAAATGGCGTCAACGATTTTTTTGTTGATCTTCGGCCATACGGACTCCGCTATCAGATTGGCGTCAACGCGCGAAAGCCCCGACAGGTGGAGGCAGACCCCGATGCGGCTCGCAAGCTGGCGGTGGTCGTTCCGCAGGTTTTCTATCTGGTATTTGAGGCGCGGCAGTCCGATTAATACGAGACCCGACTGCCCGAGGTCGTACACCAGACGCCGCGTGAACTCAAGCGCGTCGGCCCTCAAATAATCGGCCTCATCGAGTATGACAACCATGTCGCGTTCAAAAAGCATGTCGGAGACGTTCTTCACGAGCGTGTTAAACGCAACCTTCATGATGTCGAGCGACAGCTGCCGCGCTATTTCGTGGACGAGCATCCGGCGGTTCATGCCCGACACGACGTGGATGAGCACGGTCGATTTTTCGTTGTATTTCGCGTACCACGCCGCGGCGGAGCTTTTGCCCGATCCCGCGTCCGCGACGATGAGCGCGATGTCCTTTTCCGCGTGCGCTATCTGTATCGCGTTGTTTATGCGGCGCAAATCGCTTGTCTCCACAATCGCCACGCGCTTGCGCTCGCGCCCCTTCACCTGACGCGCTATCCATTGAACGATTGCGCCCTCAAGTTTTTGCACGTCGCCCTTGTACTCGTCCTTGAGGAACGCGCTCAATACCGACGGTGAGTAGTTCATCTCACGCGCCGCCTGCGCCTGTGACAGCCCGTACTTATCCAGGGCCTCCACAAGGCGGTCTTTAATTCCCAAATTCATTCTGGACCTCCCATATGCAATATTTGTTCCGGACGTGCGTCCAGAACCGATACGTATTTGTTTTTATTCGCCGGAACGGTTTCCGCGCCGGCGGCCATCGGAAGCGCCTGCGGTTCTTCCGGCTCCCCAAGAAGCGATTCAAGCGAAGGGAGCGAATCGTCGTAGGCGCGTATCGCGGTCTCGATCATGATCCTCTGTTCCGCCGCTATCGCCACTTCGTTGGTGCCCCTCTCCGCCAGCGCGGTCAGCGTGTGCTTCTTAGCGCTTTCAACGCGCTTTATGGCCTCCTTTAAATTCTCCCCTTCGCAGAAGTAATCGCCAATGGCGGAGCAGATGAACGAGCCGTCAGGCGCGTACACCGGCATCTCGTTATCCGTAATAATTTTGTTGCGTATGACCACGTCCCGCCCCGCGTACCCGACTAGCGCGGGGTGGTAGTAATGCACGCCGTGGTGTTTGATCCCGTTGCGGCCGCATTTGCGCACTTCGCTTCGGTAAAGCGCCTGCTGAAGTTCCTCTTTTGAAACATGGCGCACAACTTCGGGCATGTTTTCCGAGAACACGCGGCTGCGCGTTTTTCCGTCCATGCCCCCGCCCTGGCTCGCGAAGGTGTCGTTAATGTACTCAATCATTGAACAGGCGGCCCTTACGAAGTAATCCCAAGCCGGCACGTCATCGCGCTTCGCCATTCCGTCAATAGAACGCCACATCAGCTGGGCTTCGTCAGGTTTCGTGGTCGTGTCCGAACCGACGTATGAGCCGATGTCCTTGGCGAGATACTCTCCCAAAAGCCTGTAGTATCTCTCCTGCCGCCCCTTTGATTTCGCGGAATAGGTTTTCGTGAAGCGCACGTCAGTCCCCAGCGCGGGAAGCACGCCCTGAAAAAACACCCCAACCTCCTCCTCGATTCCTTCCGGCGTGAACTGCTTCGCGGTCGTTTTGTAGCCGTTCAAAAGTTTTGACCTGTAGTCGCGCCCGTTGTCGAATAACGCCGCCTTCGGCACGCCGTAGCGCATGCAGCACATGTAGTACGCCGCGATTATCGACAGGCTTGACGGCTTCACCGTCGGGAAAAAGCCGACGATTTTGCCGCTTCGGTAATCCTGGAACGTCGTTATCCACGGGCGTATCAGCTTGCCGCGGTAAAGCACGACGCAGTCAAGCACGTGGTGGTCGGAGACGACGAGATCGAGCGACATGTAACGGTTTATGTTCTGTTCCACGTAGGGCAGGTACAAATCGTCAAACCGTTTTTTGCCCAGCCGGAAGAAGTCGCGCTCCGCCGGCGGTATGCTTCGCAGGAACCGCGCGGCCGTCTGGTACGCGCACAGCGAATGGGGGTAAGCCTTTAGCATAGCCTTCCACGCGTGCGCCATCGCGGGGCGCGTGCTGTTAAGCCAGTAATTTTTTAACAGGGCGCGTTCGACGGGGCTTAGCGTGACCCCTGCGCCGCTCTTTTTTATCCCGTAACGCGGCGCGAGCGCCGCCAAAGCCTGCGTCCCCGCGCCCCCGGCCTCCTTATGCTCCCGGAGCCAGCGGTACAGCGTCCGCGCCGAAACCGCGCCGAGCTCCTTCCGCAGGTGCGCCCCGAACTGCCCGGCGTTATACGCCACCGCGAATTCGTCGGGCTTAAGGCCGCTACGGTGGTACTCGTAGATAAGGGCGCTCCTGTTTTGCGCCGCCTCGCGCGCCCTGTCGGTCAGCTGCGACAAGCCGCCTTCGCCGGTCACGGCGGGCGCTTCGGGCGTTTCCCTTCCGGCAAGCGCGAGCCGCACCCCCGCCGGAAGCCGGTTCTCAAGGAAAACGAGGCCGCCTTTCCGCATAACGCACGGCCAGCCTTCCGCGCGGGCGCGTTTCATAACCTCCTTGCGGCTCAAAAGGAGGACGGCCGCAAGCGCGGACGTTTTAACGTAACCCGTCATGCCGGCCCCCTTTTGGACGCGGCTTCCCCCTCGCGCATCTTTTTGATTTCGGCTTGGGTGCGGTTCGGGAACAGCCAGCCCGCGTCCTTGCCGAGGAAGTCGGCGATGAGTTTCTCGGTTTTGGAATATTGATTGGGTATAATAGACCGCCGCCGTCCACAAACAGTCATAGAAATCTGGGACAGCGCAAGGTCAAGTTCTCTTGCCAAACCGCCGATAGTCATGTCTTTTTCAGCTAACGCTACCATCACCCTGCGGCGGCGCTCGCGGTCCAGCGGGTAGGGGCGGCTTCCAATCCCGGAAAACTCCCGCAAAAATCTCATGTATCCTCCTCCGCGCCGCTGAATGGCGCGTAACGTTGTCCGTTTTCCGCTAACGCCTTTTGCGCGAAAGCAGGGCTTTAAGCCTTTGATTCGTTTCAGCCAGCATTTGGGCCTGCATGTCGGCCTTGCCCTCCAGAGCCGCGATGTGGCGGTTCATGGAATCGATCAGGTACGAGTCGGAATCAATTTTTTTGAGCAGCGCTTTCTCGTCCTTTTTGTACGACTGGATAATCGCGGCGCTCAACTGCTGGGCTTCGCCGTGTTTGGCTGCAAGCCCCGCCAGCCTCTCGCTTTCCTTTTCCATTGCGCGGAACTCCGGAAAACGCCGCAGAAACCAGAGCCGGACACGCCGCGACAGACGCATTTTTGCCGCATTCATTCCCCGACCCCCATGCAGATTTCGGCCCATCGGTCCAAATCCTCCGCCCCAATCGGGCCCGACTCTTCCAATAACTGCCGGCTTATGTCGCCGGCGTTATACAGCTTCGCGAACAGGGTCACCGCCATGTTCCGCATCATGTACAATTGGACGACGTCCATGCGCACAATCGCCCTCTTGCGAATTTCCTCAATCTCCGTCATAATTAAAACTCCTTTAGGGTTACGCGACGATTTCGGTACGCGCGAACCCCTTCTTGGTTGGCCGCCCCATACGGGGCGGTTTTTTATTGTTTAAAGACACAGGCCCTTTTTCCTTGGCTACCGCACGGATCATGGGGCCGCATATTAACCTCCCCAGTCAAAAGACTGATTATAAAAAGCCCTCCTCCTGTGGTATGATTGAGTTACCACACTTAAACACGGCCGACAAAAGGAGGGCTAAGAGACATGGATATTAAAATACTGCTTTCGATAACCGGGCTGTTAATGACGCTGGTTTTTGGAATCTTGCGTTATGTAATAAAAGAAAAGAAAAAATTGCATAAAAACAAAGACGACGGATTGTATTACGAAGACGGCGATGATAATCCTTACTGCCCAAACTGTTATGTGAAAAAAAGAAAAAGAATTCTGATTGACAAGAACGAACGCAAATGCCCCAAATGCAAAACGGTCTTTGAGAGACCCAAGGTCGTAATCGAAGCATGCCCGAAACAAAGCCCAAAATTTAGAATTTAAAATTATCAGTGATCGTGCAGTAGGTGTAGAATTAAGAAAATACACAAAAGAATTATAGAAATAGAATTTAATAATGAAGCAAAACCGCCTTGGCAATATGACATAAAAATCCTCCTTCCCAAAAGGGATGGAACCGGCGGGAGTTGAACCCGCAGGACGGGGGAAAAAATCTGGGAGGATTTAAAAAACCGCCGTCCGGCCGATGCGGCCCCTAATCCGGGGGCGACGCCCCGGCTCAAGCCCGTAAT